TAAACCAATATATAGTATCATTGGCTCCGTCCTCAAAAGCACCTATACACTTTGCACTAGAACTCAAAGTTGTATTATTATAGCTTAAAGTAGTAAGCCTCTCATTACCCCTACTATTTTCTACAGCACCTATCTCAGACAGCTCAGTAGTACCTACTCTAACGTTCAATGCATCTATATACTCACCATTAGGAACAAGTCTCTCGTCAAGACCTTTGTTCATTTTACCTTTGATAAAGTTCCGCTGTAACTTAGCCATATTATTTTATCCACTTATCCTGACCTCTCATGTTCATCAATAGTCTGCCAGGATGTATGTTACTTAATCGTATCTTTGCATTTCGTAGAAGTGCCGTCTTTTTCTTTTGAGATCGTCTTACAATATACTCTTGAACATTTAATTTTGAGTCAAGAATAGCATATGTTATATACGCATACACAAACTCCTCGAACATCTTGTTCACAGTAATAAGACTATCGTCACCGTTCTCCATTCCATCAGAAATGTATTCTAATATACAGTTTTCACCAGACATTGTAGAGTCGAAGTTTATAACACCACTTTTTTTGTCAATGGTAAATGTTGGATTTGCATTTGCAGTCTCTGTATTCAGTCCATATCTAGCACTACCCGGATAATCAAAATACCAACAGCCATCGCAACAGTATCCTTCAAAACCATCAAACTGACTGTTCTTGTTTAAATATATACTTTTCTTTGTGCCTTTAATTCTTTCAAAATCCAACGTTGAGTATTCAGGACTTAGTACATTACCATCCTGATCGAATAAAAACTTCCCTGTATTGTCTTGTAGATATGCTAGTGCAGAACCAACTTGAATGTTCTCTGTCAATGGTCTAAGAACCCCATCTTTATATAAAGATATTCTAACCCAATTTACATAATCAGACGGTAATATAAATCTTAAACTTTCATCAACAGGAAGCTCAAGGACTTTGATTTCCTTGAATGCATCGTAGTTGAGTTCTTGTATCGCCCTCTTAGCATGGAATAACACCTTGTATCTACTCTCGTTATTGACTAAAGAGTGATTGCCTGTATACATCAACTGATAGTTGTTTACAATGTCATACAGACTAACATATTGATAGGATCCCCAGTTCTTGTTTGTCGGTGTCGATCCTGCATTCTCGTAATATTGAAACTGTGTTATATATGCCATTATTTTTTCTCTTGTATGTTAATTTGATCTTCCGCTTTCGCAAACTGAACAGCCTGTATCTCTCTTATTGACATACCAGCCAAGTGTAGTATTTTTATAACCAAATCTACTTGGTCATCAATAGCTAACTCAAAGTCTTGATAATCTGCTTGTGTTTGATCGAAGATAGGTGTCCCACCAGTTATAGTCGTAAATGTCCATTTAGGATCTTTAGGATACCTAATGTACTGTGCTTGTACGTCATTTGCACCGTTAATTGTGCTAGGAAATACAGTGATGACCGAACCGTTTTGAACGTATGCAGGAAACTTCTCGGTAGGTGCAGTAAGAGATGAGTTGTTTAGCATAGTTATCTTGCTATGACTAACCCTCTCTGCTTCTCCTAAAAAGGTAGCACCCCTAAAACAAAGCACCTTGTTGATTAAATAGTAATCATCAGATGTCGTAACTTGCGATGGCAAGAAGTATGTGTTAGTTGCGTTTTGTGTTAAGTTCTTAGTCTCTGAAAGTCCGTCAATAACTTCCTCGTATCCCTTCTTTAAATCAGCATATCCAGTGCCAGATTGACGAGCATTCTCCTTATTTACTTGATAATTATAATTAGTAAAGTAATCATCGAGTATGTCTAACTGTGCCTGTTTTGCATATAAGTTGAAATCTTGTGGCGTTATGTAGCCATAGTTGTTCTTGTTAAGAATTGAAAGAACAGTTTTATATACATCGTTTATCATTTGGCAACTTTTTATACAAAGATAAATAAAAAAAGAGAGATATAAATATACCCCTCTTTTACAAAACAGTACATCAAAGATGGAGTTATACTTGCTTTTCTAAATATTCTAGAACGTCAATACCTTCATCTGTTTTGAAGTATGAAAATAAAACATGAATCAAATCCTCACCATAAGGTACGTTCATTAATTTCTTTTTGTTTCCTTTAGTATTAAACCAAAGCTCTTTGCCTTTATTTCGAGTAGTCAAAACACCTTCAGACATAAACAATTGACACTTTGATTTTAACGTCAAATCAGAATCGTTAACCATATCTAAAAACTCCTCTGGATAGTTTCTTGCATATACAAGAATATCTCTTTTCAACTCAGCAGTTGATATGCGTGAAATATCTTTGTTTAAGATAATTCTAGCTACAACCTCTAACTGTTCAAGTGACATAGACTTCGCCTCTATCAAGGCATCTACCTGCACATTCATTTCGTCAAGTTCTTCTTGAGCTTCTTTCTTGTTATCAACCACCTCAAACTTTTTGCCGTTCATTGGATGATACTCTAAAAACTGCTGAAGAACGGGGTTCGTTCTTGGTACTCTCAAAAATCCATCTTCAAAGATAACAGGCTCTACAATTGCATTGCCATCTTGCTCATCTTCAAATGGTGTCTTTTGATTCCGTGCATATCTCAGTGGTCTATTAATCCCCTTGTCTTCATCAAAATAAAGTAAAGGTGACCGACTTGAACTTCTAGTCTGAATAATGTAGGATAAAGGTGCATTGTTTCTTTTTAGACGATACACCTTGTCCTCTAAAGGTTTTTGTTTCATTATATTAAATTTTAAAAAATAGGGTGACCCGAAAGCCACCCTAACTATCAATTAATTAATCCTCGAAAATTACGAAGTTGTTCGCTCCCATTACACAAACAGCTCTCTCAGAAAGGAAGTGTACTTCCATTGCATCAAGATCGCTAGTAGCAGCACCACCAGCAGACCCAGTAATGAATGTTTTCAAGCGTCTGTCCTCAGTTTGAGAAGCTCTGTATCGAACGTGTAAGAATGGTCTCTTAGCGTTCTTACCAAGAACTTGGTCATATACAGTTGTCGTACCAGCTGGTACTAAAAGACCGTTAACAGAACCTGCTCCTGCAGCTAAACCGCCACGCATTGTAGGATCGTTAAGGTATTTCCAATCAGTCTTGTAGAAATCATAACCTCTGCGGAATCCTGAGAATCCAAGGTTAAGAGCCATCTGCTCATCATTATCAAATAGACCGTAAGACGTTCCACCTGCTCCGTAAGAGTTTTGAGCTGCTAACATGTCATCAATAGCGAAGTTAAGCTCTCTATTTACAAACAAAACGTTTTCTTCAATAGCACCTTGAGCGTCTAGTCGTGAAATAACTGTATCAAAATCTGCAAGAGTAGATGGCAAACCACCAGCCCATACATTACCTCTAGTCTCTACAGCATTAAAGACCCCTTCGGACCCTAATAAGTTCACAGCAGCTGCAATAGCACCAGAACCAGCTTCTGCAGGAACAGCTTCAATCATTGCAGTCTCAAGATAATCATCAAAGCGAAGTCTTGTCTCATGCTCTGACTTCATGTACCAAAGATATCCCGTAGCACCGTTCTCAGTAGAAACTTCAATCCAACCGATTTGAGTCATGTCAGAACCTGTTACTTGATACTTGTCTTTAAGAATAATTGGTTTATTTTCAAAGATAAGAGAATCTCCTTCTAAAGAACCATCCATTCCAGCAGTTCCCTTTGCGAATTCAGAACCATATACAAATACTGTACAATCAGCGTTAGCTACTCCTGCACCATTGTCAACCAAACCATTTCCTTCATACAATGCAACTTCAAATCGAATATCAGAGGCTAAACCATCAGCAGTTCCTACTTTAGTAACAACACCTTTATTTATCCCAGCACCATTGTTAAATGATATTAAAAGTGTCTGTCCTTTTCTAATTGCAATAAGTTGTGTTCCTAAACTTCCTCCTGTTGTAGCAATGTTTTTAGTAGTAACAACACCTGCAGCGATACCACCTGGGGCAGCTAAATCGTCATTCACTTGAAATATTACATTATCAGTACCAGCTACTGCTGCAGTACCAACTGATGTATACTTAACGTGTAATCTACCTTGCTCTGCCCACTTAATAAGGTCAGACTCGCAAGGCATCTCAGCACCTACCATTCTCATAAATGATGATATTGATCTATTTCCGTATCTCTCAAACTCTTTCTCGTAAGTATCTGGAAGATACTGACTCAAAAAGTTAAAGTTTGTAATATAATTCGTAGACAACGCAATTTTCGATGCCGACGGTTGTAGCCCAAATGTGGGCAACTGATTAAAATTTCCTGCCATTTTTTATCTTTTTAAAATGTTTGTTATTTTCGTTTACTTTTAATTTTTAAGCCACGAGATGATGGTTCACTCATAGCTCGAATCTTCATGCCCCCCTTAGACGTTACCTCTGGCGTTCTGCGTTCTCCCATGTTTACATTTTTAGTTTTACGCATCACATCTTCAGTAGCCTCTGATTTACCTTGCTCATAAAAGAACTTGGCAAACTTTTCAGGATTCATTGCAACTGCTAACGCCCTATGGTATCCAACTGAATCTTTTAAAAGACCAGAATCATCCAAATACTTCGATATGAAGTTCATAGGATTCGACTGTATCTTTTTCAATTCATCAGCAGAACCAGGATTGAAAGTGACATTTTTGTCATCTAGCTTGAATTCAAAACCTTTGAACTCGCTATTAAACAATTGATCTGTCTTTTCGGTAAACCATGTTTGCCGTCTTTCTGTCTCCTCTTTATGAGTTTTAGCAGATTCTATATACTTACGATAAGCCGTCAACTCTTCCTCTTGCTCTGCAGTCAAACCTCCACTTGACTCAAGTGGCTGTTTATAATACTCCTTCTGCTTTTCGAAATATTTCTTGGCTTTCGACAATATTTTTTTCTTTGCTAACTTTTTCTTTTTAACCTCAGACTCGTCATCTAATTCTTCATCATATGAAAACTCTTCCATCATAATGTCGATATCGTCATTGTCAAGTCCATCCTCGGTAGCTTTATAGTACTCTCTTAGCAAAGAATTCTCATTCATAGAGCCAAAGTCTCGATTCAAACGCACGTAATCATCAATACCTCGACCCGTTTCTTTTTTATACTTTAAATAAGCAGCTACATCCTCTGGCATTTCTGGCGTTACTTCTTTTTCTGTAACTAAATCGTCAAACGATGTAATCTCCCTACCGTATCTGTTCCCTAAAAATTTAAGAACTTTTTCTTCACTTAATTCAGTTTCTACAACTTCATCTTTTTGAACTGCCTCTTCGGTAACTTGCTCTTTTTCTTCATGCTGATTAAGGATTTCTTGTTCTCTTTCAGCTAATGATTTTTCTTCGTTACCATCTACTTCACGTACTTTAAATTCCATTTGATTTATATTTTATACAAAGTTAATAAAAAAAAATTATCTCGGATTGAACTCAGCAAGATCGAAACCATCAAGACTATCCTCATTAGACTCAAACCTTTGAGGGGGTAGATTGTTCTTGCGTTGGTTTATCAACTTAGACTGTTCTGAGTTTTGCTGACTAATACGATCAGACTTTGCTTTCTCTCTAGCACTCTCCCTGTCAGATAGTGATTGATTTGCCATTTGATTTATCTGTTGATTGTATTTGAACTCTTGCTCCATTAGTTGTGATTTCACTTGAGCCTCCGCTTTCATTTTTTCAATCTCAAAAGCTACCTCAGCTTGTTTAATTTGCATCTTAGCACGAGCCTCCATTTCAATTTTTTGCATCGCAGTTTGTGCTGCTATTTGCTGTGATTGTTGTTGTATCTGAGCCTGCATAGCCTGCTGTTGCATTTGCATTTTATCCTCACGCTCTTGCTTGGCTACCCTCTTCACTTTTAATAACTGATTAGCTAGTTTTATGTTTTTTATCTCTCTAATATCAATAGCATCTTCTAAATTAATGTCACCTTTAGACAATGCCATCTGAATGTTCTGCTCTAACTGAGCCTTCTGCTCTTCATCTGGTGACACCTCTATGAATATACCGAAGTCGTATATGTACAAGTCTGATATTTCATTCAAAATACTTACGTTATACTTTCCTATTTTATTTGCAAAGTCATCCTTGAAATCAGCATACTCTAAAATGTCAGCAATTCGACAAGACAAAGCTTCAGCTAACGTCCGATAGATATAAAGACTAGCATCTAATATATGTCTGGTTGCTGTATTTGAGTTGAGAGCCGCTAACTTTTGAACTCCGACTAAAGCATTAGGATCTGGCGTTGAGCCGTCTCTCGCCTCATTTAAACCCGTTACATTACGTATTTGATTGAGGTAGTGATTGTAGTTTGCAATAAGCATCTGTGCTTTACCCGCACCAGAACTAGATGTAAGCTGCTGAATCGGTACTCTAGCATTATTGAACTCGCCATCTTGAGTATAGCTCCTACCAATAACACTACCCGTTTGGAAATACAATCTCAAAGCATCTTCAGGATTATATGCAGCTCCTGTACCTAAGTCAACCTCATTCAAACCATCCGCATCAATAAATACACCGTCAGGCACAACCTTGGCAATTACCTGCTGTAGTTTCAAATGCGTTATCTGTATTAGGTCGGCAAAGGGTATCATCCTTCGGACCAATGATTCTATTACACCCTTGTACATTCTTGGAGCTGATGCTACATAATTTGGCATAGCATGCTGAGATGATGACTTAGGACGAACCATATTCTCTGCCATCTCCCACTTTAGGATAATGTTTGTACCCATTACCATAATACCTTCGTACCAAACATCAATAGTTTTAGATATCTTTTCAAAGTTGCCCTCCTCCATCATCTCTTCAGGTGGATTGAATTGATCATCTTTTTCTATTACTCTTGACCCACCACCTTCTAAGATTTTCTTTTTATAAACAAACTTTTTAGTAGTCTTATAATTAAAGTAAAGTAATGTACATGTGTCTTTGTAAAAAATGTCGTTGTCGTAAAACTGTGCAACATTGTAATAGTCGTACCAGCTTTGGCTGTACTGAGATATCTTTTCTAAATCATCATTAGTCAATGACTGATCAATCTTCATAAGCTCTGTTATCGGAATGGTCTTAACTTCACCCCAATAGAAGCAATCCTTAAAGTGCGGGTCTTCAGTATAACTATAAATTACATTAGCCGGATCTACGTATGAAAGCTCAACGCCTGCACCTGGCAGAAATTCGTGCTTTGTAACACTAATTCCCAAGACAGTCAAATCATAATCTATTCTTTTGCGTAAATCATAGTAGTGATTCTCTTCGAACATGGTATCTATAGCCTCCTCCTCGGCAATCTCTATAGCCGGTTTGTAATGAAGGTTCATATACAAAGAAAGTTCTTCATCATTATTAGGAAGCTCATCTTGTGGCATTATAAAAGGATCGACTCCTGACTCATCTTTGATTATATTTAGTATATCTTTAGAAAGCATCTGACCCTCTATCATGTCTTGATACTTATTCTTCTTTGCCTGAGACATTGCATCTTGTGCTTGTGCTTTGACTTTAAATAAACGATCAGACATTCCATTTACAACTATGTCTACAAACTTTGGAAGAATAGGTACAGGTGTCCAATCTAAATTCAGATACGACAAGTCACCATCTACGGCAAGCTCATCTTTATACTTTCGTATAGACTGCTCCCCTCTAGCATATAATCTAAGATTATGAAACTGTCTTCGTTGATCGTAAAATCTACAATTTGCTCCATCCTTTTTAAACCATTCATATTGAATTGCCTGCCCGACTTGTAAACCAAATTCTTCAGTTGCTTTATCTGCATCTGAAACAAATTGACTAGGAAAACCTTGTGGGGATATGTTGACTACTACTTCCTTCATTATCTTATTATTTCGCTAGTTATTCCTTTATTATTATATCTTGCAAAGTTAATACTTATTTTTGACTGCTTTTTCTGAGGCGTATACAAATGCTTTTGATTTGCCATTATTGCCAAACCTGAACTAATCGTGGCATCAAACTTTGTTCTATTATTAATATCAAATTTTGCCCAATCCTCAAGTGTTCTGTTAAATGGCATGTCACCAATTTCGTCAGAGGGTCTATCAATACCTTCCATGTCAAAGCCAACATACTTTTCAATGTACGACTCTATAGCCGATGCATGTGCTTGCTTAACCGCCTCGGATGAGTTTGGTATACCTCCAAGCTCACGTTCCGCCTTTGACAACTTATTATATTGCTTATCTGGTCTATTTACACTAAACCCTCTATATCCTCTATTTTTTAAATGATACAACATCCTTGGTTTGTTATTTTCAACAAGCACCGGCATTCCATAAAAGACACACGCCATCAACACCTCCTCGAAAAATATCTCTGCCGTTTGCGGTCTAGCTACATACTGTAAAAAGAACTGATTGGTAGGTCCTTCATCCATGTGAAACTTCGTCATACCATGCAGCGCACCATTAGATCCACCTCCCCCTACAACACCTGATATATCGTAACTATCGCATCCAAACGATC